AAAGCGTTAACCCACGCAACCAGTAATCGTTTCCCCATTTCTCTGTAAAATCTCTGCAATATTTTGCAATGAAAATAAAATAAAATATTTTAACGAAAATAGTTGACTTTTTTGAAATGAAATGGTATAATATAGTTAGTTCGATAGGAACTGCAAAATAGAAAGTGAGGTAATTAAAATGAAAACAGACGAACAAATTTTAGCAGAGTTAAAATACAATTGTATAGGTAAGGTTTATGACGATGATATGTATGATATAATCGTCGATATACTTGACTCAGAAAACGGTATAATTAACAAATCGAGCAATAGCGGTTATGATTTAATCGCGTATAATAATAGTGCTGATAGCACTTGTTTCTGTTTTGAACTGAATAAAAATGGAGTTATAACAGATGTATGGTATTAGGAGGTAATTAAGAAATGAAAAAAGAGGAAATGAGAGAAAGAGTTGCAGCCTGGAATAGAAGTATATCTGAGATTAATTTATGTAAAGGAGAAAAAACATGATAAAAGAAATCAAAGTAACCCTATTAAATGGGTACGAAAAAACATATTTAACAGAAACCAAAGTGTTTTTAAACAAAAAGCAGGACGGATGGGATATGATAGGCTTTTACCAACTCGGTAAAAAAAGAAATACATGGATACCGATTGGCGCAAACGTTATGAAAATAGCAATATACGATGCCGGAACCGGCCGACGTTTAGACACAATAACACCATAAAAAATAGTTCAAATATATAATTTAGCTGTGCTATCGGCAGACCGGGCAGAAAAGAGGTAAATATGTCAATTTCTAACGGTTTTTTATTAAATGGGAAATATGCAATCCCACGTTTAATGCTGTTACCGCATTATTATGCAAGCGAATTTATAGAATGTGACTGGGTAATATGGAGTAGGGTGTGGTATTCTGAATGTTTACACGCATACACTTACGAAAATGACGCAAAGATTGCATTTGAGTGTCTGCATAACATTTTAAATTCAAAAAGTGTAAATATATGGAGGCCGCGAGATTTAAGAAAAAGAGACACATATATTCAGACTTGCAATAAAAAAGAAAAAGGTGTATTTGAAATACATTTGTATAAAGTAACTTTTGGACATGACCACAATATGCTGTATGTTTATTGTAAACAATGGAACAAAGAACGCGGAGTTAGTTTTAGTATTGGAAATGGTTCAAGTGTTATTAAAATATATTAAGGAGATGATATTTTGAAAAAAATGAAACAAGAAATAATTAATTTTATGAGAACTTATTTTAATAGCATAGGATATATGACTATTATTTTAAAGGCAGATAAAGATAATAAAGTTATATATAGTTTAATTATCCCTGAAAAAAGGGTAACGATAGTTTTTAATTTTGATAAAAAGGAAATCTTAGTGACTGATGAAAATGGAAAAGAATTTATCTATGATATTGGATTAATTTTAAAAACAATGATATTATTGTTATAATAAAAAGAGAGAGTAAAAACTCTCTCTTTTTTATTGTTTATTTTGGATATCCCACGACCGAAATTGCTAATAAATCTGACCCAGACGCTATTGTCTGCGGAACTGCAATATTAACAGCGTTCTGTGAGTTTACAATCTGACACGAACTTGTAATATCTTGATTGTTAGAAACAATAGTAACATTTATTAAATGTACATCGTACATCTGCGAATCTGGAAATTCTATTGAGGTGTAATATGTGTCCGAACTTGATGAACCTGTAGTAAAATTATAATTTTTATAACACACAACGGTATAACCTTGATAGGTTTTATAGTTAAATGCTAAACCAGTATTTCCGCCCGACAGCGGAGAAAGTGTAATGTTAGTGTTATCATCAATATAGTGATTTGTTCTCGATTCTATTCTTCTAAAATTCATTTTCATAAATGTACAACCCACGATAATGAGTGATAACTTATTAACATTTCCGCTAAAGTTTGCAGCATCATCAATCTCTACAACCCCACTTTGAAAAGCGACACAATTCTGAAAAACAATAATATTGTCTACCCCAGTATAAACAGAGTTGTGAAGATAAACATCTCTTCCAGTATATCCACGAAATTCACAGCTATTAAATCTCAATCTTGTGTGGTTGTTTGAACAACCTATTCCTAAACCAGCATTTTTTTCAGAAAACATAATACAATTATTAAATTGCGTTTCATGATATTTTGCAGGGTTGCTTTCATGGGTGTGACCGCCTCCCTCATAATGCACAGCATATCCGTTTGTTTGATTGCTAAAAAATCTGATATTATTAAATATTACAAAACCTGTAACATATACAGCACCATTTAAAGCTGTTGTTTTTGCTACTATAGAAACTTCACCAACTCCTGTAAAAGTCATTCCTGAACGATTTGACAAATCAATATCTTCCTGATATGAACCCTGCATAATTAAAATAGTACAGTTATTCGGGTAATTATCATCTCCACTAGTTTTAATATCTGTTCTAGTGTAAATGTAATTTAAACAATTTGTAATGGTTGTAAAATCTCCATTTCCCTTATAATCAACAACAAAAATGTTTCTATTAGCAATAGGTATAGTCATAAAGTTTTCTTTTATTTTTGTTACGTTGTTTTCTAATGAATTAACTCTTGGTTTGATATTTGCTATATTTGTTTTTAAACTTGAAACATCAGATAATAACGTATTAATGTTATTATCGTTTGATTTTTTATAAGCGGTTAATGCATTACTTGTTTCAGTATCTCTAATTAAAATTTCTTTTCCAAATAACCCGAATTTATCAACATAATCTGACATTTTCATTTCTCCTTTTACTGTTTTAAAATTGTTATTGTTTCTGTTGAACTGTTATATGATATTTTAAAATTATTAATAGCAGAAATATCTGATTTGATTTTTGTAATATCGCTTTTAATAGTAGTAATATCTCCTGTAATTGTTGTAATATTACCTCTTGCCTGTGTGTCTTTCACATTAATTGTTTCATTATTCAACACAAATTTTGATACTTCCATGTTTCTTTTCCTCACTTTCAATTTTTATTTCTTCATTTTCAAGGTTATAATTATGTAAACAACTTGTTACATTTATTTCATATGAAAAGATAATTTTATTATTTTCTTTATCATACGTTGCGTTTCCTAACACAGAACCAAGTATTTCCAACACTTTTTCTGATGTTTCACAAGTAAAAATTTTTTCAAGTTCTGTTAATCTACTTAAAACCTTACATAAAACCTGATAATAACTTAAACTTTCATTGTCGTATTCAGTCGGGGTTATTCCGTAAATTTTACAAAATTCATTATAATTATTACAATGCATTTAATACACCTCACTTTTAAAAAATCTGCATAAATAAGTCATCAAATTCATTTAGTAATAGTTCATCAATATTTAAAATCATATCCCGATAAATTTTATACATTTCAGCTTTATTACCACCTGTAAATTCCTTTGTAACAACTTCACTTTCAGAACCATTTCTATTTTCTGCCTTATTACTTGTTTCATTTCTAATTACAGCACTTTCGGAATCACTTTTTCCCGAATCAATAGAATGGCTTTTACTGTTTTCAGAATTATTAACATTTGTAATATTTTCATTGCGTTCAAGTAAACTTGCGTATGCATTACTTGTAATAGTGCTTTGTGGCTCATCACTTCTTAAATTCTGACTATTATTGTCAGTTTTAGATGTACCTGAATTACTATTATTTGTTAAATTATTATTACTACTTGTAACATTTACAGTGCTATCTGTTTTACTCGAATTATTGTTAGATTCTTCAATTTTATCAGTGTTACTTTTGTTTCTTGTTGTAGTGTCTGAATTTATAATCTGTAATTCATCTAAAGAATTTATTAACGTATTATATAAAGTTTTATAATAAGGAATTTTAATGTTTAAACGTGTATACACTCTATCTCGCCATAACGCGGGAGTTTCTAACCCCATTTCCTCATATAAATACTTATTAATAAATTTGTTAATAAATTCATTTTTATCGTTTACAGAATCATTATAAAAATTAAAGTCTTTATTGAAAACAAGACTTTTTGCAATCTGTTTAACATTATCAAGCGTAGCATTTTCATTTCCAATCATTCCGACTGCCCACTCATAAATAGATAATGTGTATTTACTCAATTTCATCACCACCTTTTTGTATTATTTCTGAAATATAATCACTCCCTAAATTAACAAGTGTAGCAATTTCGGAATTGAATTTAACATTTAATTTTAAATTAAACATATTGTTTATTCTTCTTTCAGCAAGTTTTCTTGCGTTTAAACCGATATTTCTCTGAAATTCTATATACCCATTATTTCCTGAAACCTCACCAGACACCAGCCTTTCTTTTTTATCAGATGTAAATGACTCTATCCCACACCAATTTAAAAAATCAGTAAATTCACTCCGCAATTCAGCACGCAATCTATCCGCTTTAAATTCTACTTGTAAATCAATCGGCTTTATTTTATCAACATCAAACATATCTTTAATAAATATGTAATCTTTTCCCTCATCAACCTGATTTACAATATTTTTAGAAGAAAGTAAAGTATCTTTAGTTGTAGCAATAGAAATTGAATTTTTCTGTAAAGCAATATTTTTCATATAAATTACATAAATATAAGCCATTCTTTCCGCGTATAAACAAAGGGTATTAAAATCAGGCATGAAGTCGTTATTGTTATAAATAATAACAGCATTTTTTGAACATAGATTTCTTGAATATCCGTTTGCGGCATACGCTTTCCATTTCTGCGGTATATTATACACATTCATTTCACCCGATAAATTAACAAATGTTATTAAATACTCATTAATAATTTCGTCATAGAAAAAAACGCATACACCATTCATTAATAAACTTCTTTCAAGAAACCACGGTTCAATCTCTATGGGTAAATTATCCCACACAAACCGATTAACATATATATTTGTTAATCTTGTTAAGAAATTATTATATAAAACATTAAAATCCGTTGTAATAAGTTTAGCTTGATTCTGTGTTTTTAATAATTTCTTTTCATTTAATCTGAAATCAATGTTATTATATTGATTTGTTAAATTATACAAATTTTATCACACCTCTTTTCTATCCATTACTATTCACATCGAAATACCCTATTTCATTAGTGTGCCATATAAAAACACCCTTATTAAAAATACTTTGTAGTGCTGTTAAATAATTATTACCGCATGAACCCTGTAACACACAATTAGTAGTCTGAACATAATTCCATAATTTTCGATTATTTAAGTTTGGCTTTTTTATTTTCTTTGTGGTATATCCGTATACACTTAAAAAATCATCCACACTTTTGTAATCCCGTATCGAATATGAAATTACGTCTGTCTGATTTCTATTAATTGCCGTGTTAATAGAACTAGCTCCAATTGACCCTACTGAACCGTTCGGTTTTTGTGCCGCTTGTTTATACTGTGCGTCCATCGTCATTTCATAAATTCCCTGATTAAGATTAATACCGGTTTGATTTAATAAAGTAGATGTAGCATTATTTAATACACCTGTAATATTTCCTGAAATTGCATTTGAAATACCACCTATTGCCCCCTGCGTAATATTAGCTAAACTTGAAAACTCTGTCCGCATTGCTTGAGCTTGTGCGGCTGCCGCAAGTGTAATATTGTTAGCATTAAGCCACTGTGCATAAGCATTTCCTGACGTTACGCAAGTAGGAAAGTTAGAATGTACAATAGATTCATTCCTAAATTCTGTCTGATTGTTATAATCAATAGGATATGAAATTATTGTTGGGGTTGTACAAAGACACCCTGTCGTTCTTACTGTAAGTGTGTTTTTGTCATTTGATAATTCAAAACGTAATTCCATTGTTCCGCCCGAGTTATTGTCTACCTGTACAAAGCAATATGGATTCGTATATAATTTTTTATTTTTTGGTATATAACCGTTAAATAAATTTGAAACATTAACACTCACATTTACAGTATTTGCAAAAATAGGGTTTTCAGGGTCTGTCAAATCTCCGCAAAAAGTTGGACACATTTGTATTTGAATTATTTCAGTTTCTTTTCCTGCTAAAATTAACATTGCTAATTGTGGAACAATTGTAATATTGGTACCTGAAAAAATATTAACTCCTGAAAATACATTATTCATACCGCCGTAAAACATTTTTACACCTGTCGCTTTTTCTGTCGCTGTCGTATAAACTAAAACTCTCATATCGTTATATGGAACACTCTGCTTTTCAGATAGCATATATTCGCCTGTGCTTACCGGTTCAGGAAGTGTGTTATTACCAATTATATCCTCACTTCTATTAATATGTTCTCTTTCTACAAAGCAAGGTAACATATTACACTCATAGAAATAAGTTTGAAATATATCTATTTTAAATGTAAATTCTACAACGGTTTGTGAAATATAAGACATATCCATAATAAATGCAAAAAACATATTGTCATTATTTTTAAAACACAGATAATTTGCATTTGCAAGTGTTACAGAATAATCACACGCAACTTTAATTCTATTGTTTTTAACAGATGTACAAGTATATGAATATATTTCTTTCGATGTAACGTATTCCCAAGCTTTTTCCTTATTTGAAAACAATCTAACATTTTTATATTCAGAATCCCACGGAATTTCCTTGCAAATATGTATTTCTGAATTTATTAATATCCCTGTAATATCAGGTACGTTTGGAAAATCAATCATATTTTACCTCACATTCTACCCTACAATTTTTGTAGGGTAGATATTAAATATTTATTAAACTGTTACGGTAATCTGCTTAGTAATAGAAACACTAGGATTGTATCTACTAGTAGCTTTAATTGTAATACTTGAAACTGTTTCATTTTTATCTACAATCAAAATTCCTGAACCTGAAACGAATCCTGTCGTATTTCCTGACACCGTTCCAACAATTTCCCAGTCTACTGCCTGTGGGATAACCGCACCCACTGTTGAATTTGAATCAGATATTTTAGCTTTATAAACTGTCTGTGAATCTCTTGTAATAGAATCAGACCCTGAAATAGTAATTTCATTTCCTACGATTGGATTGGATGTAAATACTACACACGGTCTAAATGGAGAAATTGAAAACATTTCCCACAAATGATAGAAAAAGTTCCACCTTAAATTATCCCCACGATAATTTTCTGCAAATTCCCTGTGCTGTTCTCTGATATTAAAGAATCTTACATCTGTAATAAAACCGTAAACATTTGTAGGAAGTGAATCTACGATAATAGTCCTTGTAGAAACTTCCGCTTTGCTCATATTAAAGGCATAAGCTAATGCATTTACATCAATTCGAGCGTTAATATCGGGTGTGGTGACAAATACTAAATCTTCTGGTCTTGAGGTTGCGTCAGAGCCTGCGTAATTAAATTTTGGATTTGGAAATCTTAACGTATCAATCGTAGAACGAATCGCAATTAACATTTCCTTAATATTTGACTCTGTTGAAGGTTCAGGAACTTCAATAGGATAAATACATCCGTGTTCGTACCCCTGTGTTAAAAGGTTTTTTGTAACTAAATATTCTTTGTAACTTGCGGAACTGTAAAGAACATCTAATTTTGCATTTATTAAAGACTGTAAGCCGTATTCATCCCTAAACGCATTTCGTAATTCATCGTATGAAATTGTTACCGCCCACTTTTTTCTGAAATTTACATCGTGAAATGCGGACATAATATTTGATTTATAAAGCTGAAATATTTCTTTTTCATCCGCGAAAAAGTTATAATCTGAACTTTCAATCATATTAACAAAAATTTCCTGTTCAGTCTGCCCATATCGCATAGGTGCTTTTTTTAATTCAGCAAGTTCATTTTCAAATAACATTTTATTAACAGAAATGAAACCTATCTGCGTCACTAACGAATTTACAAAGTCGTTTCTAAGTGTCCTGTTCTGCATGATATTATCATAAACACTGTTAATGTCAGCTAAATCTGCCTGCGTAAAAGCTGAATAAACTGCACTTCCTGTATTTTCATTTAATGCCGCTATAATTGCGTCGTTTTTTGCTTTTAACATATTTGTAATACCTCACTTTCTATTCTAATAATTCGGAATAATCACTTTCTTCTTTTTCTTTAATTTCTTCTCTTTCTTCTTTTTCTTCTTTTTCAGGTGTGAACCCTTTAAAACGTGCAATATATTTTTCGCGCAATTCTTCATATTTCGCTCTAAAATCCTCACCCTTTTCAGTGCTATTTTCTTTGTTTTCTAATGCTGTTTTAATTACATTTAATTCATTATCAACAGTTTCGATATCAGGAATCTTTTCAATAATAACATTTAATGCATCTAATTCTGTCATATTTACCTCACTTTCCGCCGTATTGCCGATACGTCAGCAAATATTAATTATATTAAATTATTGTTAATTAAATACTGTACCGCCGAATAGTCTGCACCTAAAGCTGATTTTCTTTCCTGACCATTTCCAAAATTGCCGTTTTCTGTCTGCGTTGCTAAATTATAAAGTCTGTTTACCTCATTCTGTACTTTTTCATATTTTGAACCAAGTACAGCTTTTCTTTCTAAGCCTTCTCCATATTCTCCACGAAAAACAGCTAACGCAATTTCTGTGATATTCTCTGAATCGCATGAATTATCAAATCTTGTTAAATTATTTGTAATAATAATTGATTTTAACATTTCCGTATAATTTGGGTCAGTAGCGTATGCTTTTAAGTGTTCAACAGCATTAACAAAATCATAATTATTAACAGCACCTGTATAGTATGGAGATTCTGTTAATAAATTGTAATAATCGGCGACTGCTGACTTTAAGGAATCGTAAGCACGAAAACATCCACCCTCTGCGACTTTAACATTATTGTAATATTCATGTGTAGTTGCGTTGTAGCAACTTCCACACCATGATGAAGTCGCTTTAATTCCGAATGGGGCATTATATTTTAACATTGTTTCTGACTGTCCGTACCCTGTTTCTAAACAAGCCTGTGCCACGCAGATAGACGGTAAAATATGCTTTGTTAAGGAATTATTAACCTGATTTGCAAGTTCACCAATGGTTTCAATAAATTCATCTTTAATCATCTTTTTTATCTCCTTTTAAAATTGATTCTTTTAGTTCGTAAAGTGCGTTTGTATTGTTTGTGATACATTCGCTTGTTTTTTCAATAATTTCCTGTAATTTTTCATTAACATTTTTTAGTTCCTGTCTGTTAGATTCAGTTACTTTAAAAACGTAGGAACCAAGTAATAAGCAGCAAGCTATTGGAAAACCGACTGTGGAAATTATAGAAACAATTTCATTCATTATAATACCTCTCTTTCTTTTTAAATATATTGAAAACAGTCTCGCATAGCGTTTCTGATTTTCACGTTTTTATAATAAATATTTCCTGATTTATAGAAATAACTTATTAACATTTTAAATTTATCAGAAATAATTGGATAGTCAGGTGTAATGTCATCTTTAAAAACAGAATATTTTTCTTTAAAAGATTCATCAATTTTGTCTGTTATCCACATCGTTCTTACGTCGCTAAAAACACCATAATTAATATTTTTGTAACGTATTGTAAGTGTATAAAGAAAATCTCTATTTATTTTGTTACGAATAAAGGAAATTTCGTCATCAAGATAAAATTCATTTTTTATCATGTATTTTTCTTGTTCTGTCCCTTTTATCAACTCAGATATAATTGTATCGTTTGCTTGTTCTATAAAGGTTGTGTCTGTATTATATTCTAATACAATCATTTTATTAAATTCTGTGTAAAATTGTTTTTTATTTGTTAAATTTGTTATATGAAAAAAATCAAAATATGGATTGTATTTAGAAACACTATTTGCTAGTAAATAAAATTTACAAGTTTCATTTGGATTTTTTGATAATCGAACAATTGTTGAAACGATAGACATAAAAGAACTTGCTACTTCATTGTTAAAATAATGATGAATTGTATCTTCTATAATAAATTCGTCAAAAATTAATGTACGATACTCGATAAAACTTGCAGATTTTATTGTCTGCGATTTCGCAAGCCATAAAAATTCACCCATTTTTTGTTTAATCTTTTTTTCTTTTCCTGAATCGGTTTTTATTTTTTTAGTTAAAAAAATTTCGTTTCCAACGACTTCGATACTTTCATTTTCATCTAAGATAGGTTTCATATCATCGAATAGTTTATCTTTTATGCTTTTAATTTCCTCATAATATCTCCGCATATAAATAAACTTGTAGCCGTTTTTCTTAAATTGTTTTATACATTTCTCTTTTAATGCATAGGTTTTTCCTATTGACCTAGCACCAACTATAAAATTAATAATTCTGTTATAACTATCAATTTTATTTATTTTATAATATTTTATTTTTTACACTTCCTTTTAAATATCTACCCTATTTTTCAAAATAGGATAGATATAAGTTTATTTTTGGACTTGAAAATGGTGTAATAATCGGTTAGGAATACCCCGAATAATGTAATATATACAGTTCCCACTGTTTTCCTTTAAATATCGCATTTATTACATTCTTATTTCAGCCGCATCTTTATAATAACACATTATTACAAATCTGTCAAGTGGTTTCTACCGCATTTTATAACTTGTTTCTACAAGTAGTACACCGCCGTCCACCTGTTTAGGTCTAAGCTTGCATGGGAGTTCAAGTCCTACTTTAAAATCTGTAATATCTTTGTATCTTTTTTCTGCTCTGTTATAGTTTCCGTTTTTATCTTTTTTAAATAAAAATAGTTCATACATTTCTTCTTGTTCTTCTGTTAATTCGTCTTCGATTGATTTTATAAATATTTCTTTACTTTTTTCGGGCATACCTGCACACTTTACATTGTAATAATACCCTTTTTCATTTTTAACTTTTTCTCCTGTATAAATTCCAATTTCATTTTCTGTTAGGTTCTCTTTATCTACTTTTTCTATATATGTTTTTTGCCTAACAAAAATTGATTCTGTCCAGTGTGTTTCTAATTTCCAACAACAAAATTTTGTGTTGTGAACTTTAATACCTTTAAATTCATCGGGTTCAATGTCGCAGTGTATAGAATCCGTGTCTGCGTAAATAAATCCACGTTTATCTTTACCATAAAAGTTTTTTTGTGCTGCCCGAATTGTAAAATTCCTTGCGTAACTTGTAATTGCAGAACCACATGGAATAAACCATGTGTCTTTTTTGTGTTCTTCTACAACGTAGAATCCAAGACTACCATCTTCTTTAATATATGCTACTTTAAAAGAAGAATCTGAACTTGTCGCAAGTTTACCGTACAAATTGTTTAAAAATAATTTTGCTAAAGTCCTCATTGCACCTGCACTTTCTTCTTTAATTTTTCTATATCTGTTAATATATTCGTCAAAAATTCCAATTTCTGCATGAAAATATGTGATATCATGAATTTTTAAATTTGTGATATTATAGTGTTCTTTAAACAATTCCCAGTCTGTTTCTGTCATTGTCATTGTTACTGTTGCTAATTTTGTTTTTCCGTAGAAATCAACGAAATATGGATTGTATGTTTTTGTTCGTGAATCCCATATATCCGACGTTTCCAAACATTCTGTCCCGTCATACATTAAATTATTTTTAATTTGCACAAATGGCAAATACCCCTCTTTTATTTTAAATCTACAAGTAAAATGTATAAAATAATAATATTTATCTTTATTTTGTAACATTTCGTCAGGAATTAATTCGTGTTCTTCTATATTAAAATAAAAAGGTTTTCCGATTGGAAATTTGTTGCCTGATTCAGATGACATCATAGAGGGGTAAAGACTATTAACATCCGCTGTAGTTCCTTTCCCATATTTTTTATTTTCTTTACCCTTAACAACGTAACACCACCCGCCCCGATAAGATTTACGAACCCATTCATCGAAATTTTCATTTTTATTTCTAACTTTTATTTTAGTTAAGTCGGGAAATAAAACTTCTTTGTTATTCGGAGTTCCGTATTTATCATCTATTAAATTATTTAATTTTTTCTCTTTAATAATTTTAAGATATTCAGACTTACAACACGAACCAATCGTTAATTTTGTGTGCCCTTTTTCGTACATAAATTCGATACATTCTTTTAATACTAAAACATCGTTTTTTATGTATTCTATATCTTTTTCATTACATTCATTAAGAGATTTTACAGATTTGTAGTTCATTTCTGTCTTTCTATGTTTTGTTTTAAATGCTTTTCCGCAATCAGATAAAGAAAAAGGTAGTAATTTTAAAGAATCACGGATATCTATAATTTTATTGTTCTTTTTTAATGTAAGAGAATAAAATTGTCCTCTGTCAGAAATAGAATAAATAAATTCATTATTCATCAATTCTTTTTCTTCTTTAAAATATCCTGCACCTGTATTTTCATCTGTAATAATAAAAGCTTGTTTATAATTATTTTTTAATAAATAATTAATATAAAACGAACCGTCAAATTTTAAATTATGATAATACAATAAAACATCTTTCTTTAATTCTGTTATATAGTCCAATGTTTCTGCTATATTATTAAAAAGTTTTACATCTTCAGTATTTAATTCTACTAACGCGGATGACCAAACCGCCGTTTTATTCTGCGTTGTTGTGTTTTCATCAACAATCGTTTCAAAATCACAACAAAAAATAGATGTATTCTTTTTCATAAAAATCACTCCCCATATTCAATTTCTATGTTTTTCAAGTCTGATAGTGTATACGTTCGTGCAAATATTGTATATAACTGCGTTAAAGATAACTCTACAATATTTTGCTCGGAATCTCTGATTGCTGTATCTATCAGATTATTTATTCTTTCCGCATTTTCGTTTAAATAAGAAAAATATTCTTCAGATTTATTCGTTTCGTACACATTTTTTATATCAGCGACTTTTCTTTGTACCGTACTTTTCATGCCATGTCTAATATATTTTCCATTTGAGTTTACCCATGCAGATTCGTTTTCAAGTTCAAATAACATTTCAATGGACTTTTTGAGAACTTCATCAACTCTAAAAGAAATATTTACTCCGCCAGTCGTGGGAATTTCAGGGATATTGTCAAAAACATCTCCACCAAAAAATTCTTGTTCAGCTTTCTTTTTTGCTTTTCTTGTTGCCGCCGCTTTTTTCGCAGAACGACTTCTAAGGATATCAATACCTCTTTCGCCACTTGTAGATTCTCCTGTCTCTCTATCAACTAAAAATCGCATTTGTGAAACCAATTTTTTAGCTGTTAATTTTTTTAATCTATTTACAGACGCCTTTGTTATTTTATTCGGTATATTAGGAAGATTAGACATATAGTAAAAATCTTGTTTTTCTTTTTTGTTAATATAGTTTTGTATTCTTTTTCGTTCTCTATAATACTCTTGTTCAATTTTAGTTCTTTTCTTTTTTGTCATCTTATTACCTCACTTTCTTAAATGTTTCACGTGAAACATACGCATTATAATACAAAAAGGTATACCGTTTTTTTTACGATATACCTTTTTATGAAATATAGAATTTTTTGGCTGTTAGATTAACAGCGGAAATGATTTTTAATTTGATACAAAAAGATTTTTTAATTCATTTATCTGTTACGATTTAAACCAGTGTACAATCTACAAAGTGTCTACCCGCTTTAGATTCGCCGGAAACTTTTTTTATTGTGAATGGTTCATCACCCATAATTTCAACAATAGATTCAAATGAATCCTTAAATGTCTTTGACTGCGTTATAAACGCAGTACCTTCATTATCCAAAATAGATAATAAATGAGCTGTTTCCTCTTCTTTCTTGTCGTCAAAATACAAGTACCCTGAAACTTCAATGTGTGTTCCGTCAGGCACTTCTTTAATAGTTCTGATTTCTGAACCCTGCGTCATCAGGTACAGCTCCTTTTTTGTGAACTCTCTACTTTTTTCTTTTATTTCGATTGCCATATTATTACCTCACTTTATTCTTTCTCTTCTTTTTCAACTTTTTTTGCGTATTTAATAAAATCCGCATCTGGCATTGTATATACCTCTTCTGTAACTGTTTCAGAAATTTTTGAAATATAGGTATATCCCATTTCTTCAACCAGTTTAACTAAAGCAGATTCTTTTCTTTCAGGTTTCTGAAATGTTCCTACTAAGACAATTTCAACCTCTTCAATTTTTTCTTCTTTTTTGTTTAGCACTTTACACAGTGCCATTGTAGTTACTACTGTTCTTGTCATTTTTTTTTGCCTCTCTTTCTTCTTTTTAGTACCTCATCGGTACAATACAATTGTACCATATGAGGTTGTAATTGTCAATATATATTTGAACTATTTTTTATGGTGTTATTGTGTCTAAACGTCGGCCGGTTCCGGCATCGTATATTGCTATTTTCATAACGTTTGCGCCAATCGGTATCCATGTATTTCTTTTTTTACCGAGTTGGTAAAAGCCTATCATATCCCATCCGTCCTGCTTTTTGTTTAAAAACACTTTGGTTTCTGTTAAATATGTTTTTTCGTACCCATTTAATAGGGTTACTTTGATTTCTTTTATCATGTTTTTTCTCCTTTACATAAATTAATCTCAGATATACTTCTATTCCAGGCTGCAACTCTTTCTCTCATTTCCTCTTTTTTCATTTCTTAATTACCTCCTAATACCATACATCTGTTATAACTCCATTTTTATTCAGTTCAAAACAGAAACAAGTGCTATCAGCACTATTATTATACGCGATTAAATCATAACCGCTATTGCTCGATTTGTTAATTATACCGTTTTCTGAGTCAAGTATATCGACGATTATATCATACATATCATCGTCATAAACCTTACCTATACAATTGTATTTTAACTCTGCTAAAATTTGTTCGTCTGTTTTCATTTTAATTACCTCACTTTCTATTTTGCAGTTCCTATCGAACTAACTATATTATACCATTTCATTTCAAAAAAGTCAACTATTTTCGTTAAAATATTTTATTTTATTTTCATTGCAAAATATTGCAGAGATTTTACAGAGAAATGGGGAAACGATTACTGGTTGCGTGGGTTAACGCTTT